TGATGGAATTGCTGATCTCGTATCGGACGTCAACAATATTGAAGAATCAAATCTTTGCGTTCAAAAGCTTATGCAGTTAAGTGCTAAACATAATTGCCACATAATGACTGTAATTCACCAGAACTTCGGTAGTGCAAAGCTTGGAACTGGTCATCTTGGATCGTTCTTAGAAAAAAAAGCTGAGACTGTTATACAACTAGAAACAAACACAACAAACAAAGAATGGATTACAGCTATTTGTAAACGTTCAAGAGGTTACAGTTTTGAAACATTTAGCTTTAGTGTTAATGATTTTGGTTTGCCCTATGTTGTAGGTAATCTTTATGATCCATTAGAAGATTTCGTAATAAAAAAAACAATTAATAAAGATATGAATGAACAAATAGAAGCTAATTTTAACACTTAATAAATGAAAACTCTTTTGATGATTGCGTATAATAAACACAAAGATTGGATAAATATAGTTAAATCTTTTGGTTGTAATCCAAGCACAGCTGAAGATATTGTTCAGGAAATGTATATACAAATTCATCTTGATATAATGAAAGGTTTAGATTTATCTTACAATGACGATATTAATCATTATTATTGTTACAAGGTTCTTCGAGGCATTTATTGCAACATATATAAAAAAGAAGCTAGAATTATTAAACTGTATCTTGATGATATTGATGAAATTAAACAAGCTGAAGATTTGGGTATAGATGAGGTTGAATATGCAGCACGTAAAGAACAAATAGAAAACATATTAAAAGATTTGTATTGGTATGATCGAAAAATATTTGAGATATGTGCTTCTGGAAAATCAGTTGCTAGTTTGTCAAGAGAAACTAATATTAGTTATTATTCATTATATAATACATATACAAACGCTAAAAAACATATAAAAGAGAAATTATGAAATTAGGAGATTTAGTTTATTACATTACTTATTACACAGGTATTCGTTGGCTAGTTAAAAAGATTTGGGGTGATGATTGCGGTTGTGATCAACGTCGAGATGATTGGAACGATATAAACATAGACTTATGAGAGTAGAAGACAGACAAGCTTGGGAGAGCTTTAAAGCAGTTGTTAGTACTAGACTGCAACAAGATGAATATAAGTTATTGTGTACGCTTCACGCTCGATATTATAATCATAAATATTATGAGCCTTGTAGTTGTCGACCAAAGGAAATTAAAATGTGGATAGCTGACATTGATAGGTTATATAATAAAATATGATTAAAGAAATACATAAATGGGAAAAAGCAGTTGTAAAGCTGCTGAACTTAGACGGTTGGAGATTAACTCATTCAGGTGAAGGTAGTGAAAGCTGGGACGCCATTGGAAAGACACCAAAAGGTCAAGAGTGTGTTATTGAAATGAAATTTCGAAACAAGTACTATGACACTAAGATTATAGAAAAGTTTAAATACGACAAGTTAATTGAGACTGGTAAAGTTGCTTTGTATTTAGTGAATGATCCTAAAGGCAATTATATGTTTTGGCTCAATAACATTAAAGATTTAAAGACTAAAAATATGTATTGTCCAGATACTACACTGTGGAATAATAAGAAAGTTTCAAAGCCTTGTTATTTACTTGAAGAAAAAGATGCGGCTATAATCAACATCAATGAAAAAGATACTGAGTTAGGTATATGGGACAGTTATTTTAAGATAACAGAAAAATAATATTGTTAATAATTTGTTTATAAGTATGTTTTTTATTATATTGCAATATATTAATGAAACATAAAGTAAGGTATGAAAGGAAGACCCTCTAAAAAGAAACATTAATTTTAATCTTCAAAACAAAAACAAATGAGAACACAACTACACGACTTGAGTCAAGAGTTAAAAGACATCGAAAGAACACTTATAGCAGAAGTTTCTAAAGATTTAAAACAAAAACTACTTAAGAGAAAAGAAGTAATTAAAAGTATAATTTATAATATTTACTAAAACCAAACAAAATGAAAAAGACAAAGACAGGATTACACATTGACGTAAAAGACAAAAGAATTGAAGTTTACACAGAAAAAGAACTTCAAAAGATGAGAGAAAGAGAAATGATGAGAGATGATATTGTGATAGTATTCACTCTTTCTGGATTACTTATCTGTATAGGTATTATTATAGGTGTTTCATTATAATGACTTTACTACAAAGACAGTCATACAATCTATGGTTTAATCACATTGCTGACAAAGTAATAGAGTGGCGTGATGCAAAGCCAGCAAATAAAGACTTAAGAAACTTTGTTAAAGGAATGAGTGAAGTAGGTCAGTATGTCAATCAATTACATATAGAAAACGATGTTTTATTAAAAAGAGTTTCTTTAATAAGATCTCAAAAAAACACAATGATTACAGACTTACAAAAGCAAATAGAAGAACTAGAGAATCAATTAAAACAATACAAGATATGATAATTAATTATTGTGATATAGAAATGACAGTAGACTACAACTATGAAGAAATAGAGCCAGAGATGTACGATTATCCAGGATCACCAGACAGTGCTGTCATTGAAAGTGTTAAAGTTAATAACGTTGAAATATATGATCTTCTTAGTATAGAACAACTTTATGAGATTGAAGGCATAATACTAAACAACATAAGAAACAATGAGTAATATAAAACTACTAGACGGTAAACTTTATGATAAAAATGCTTTACTTAAAAAGATGGACAATGACGAATTCTATTATGGCGAGCTTAACAAACTAGCTTTAAGTTCTAGTAGTTTAAAAACACTGTTGTCAAGTCCTAAAACATATAAGTTTGTTCAACAATATGGTAGTCCAGAATCTCAACCACTTCGTGATGGTTGGCTATTTCACACAGCTATTCTTGAGCCAGATGTTTTTGCAGCTCAGACATTTATTGATGTTCAATCTAAGAACACAAAGAAGTTTAGAGAAGCAAAGACAGAACTTGGTAGAGTTTTTACTATGAAAGAAAAAAACAATGCTGAAAGGTTAGCTGATGCTTTTTATAGAAACGAACACGCACTTCAATCAATAACAAACGCTGAGTTTGAAGTTCCTGTAATTGGTGAAGTTATGGGTAAGCCATTTCGTGGTAAAGCTGACGTTCTAGCTAGTGATCGAATCGTTGACCTTAAGACTACAAGTGACATTAAAGGTTTCAACTATGCAGCAAAGAAATATGGATATGACATTCAATGTTATCTTTATTGTAATCTATTCGGTAAAACTTACGATCAATTTAAGTTTGTAGTATTAGATAAAGGAAGTCTTGACATAGGTGTCTGGGAATGTTCTGAAGATTTCTATTTTGCTGGTGAAGAAAAAGTTGCTAAAGCGATTGACTTATATGATAAATTCTTTATACAAGGCTATGACTTAGATAATTACTGTTTAAGCGGTACACTTTAAAAATTTAAAACAAAAAACAAGATGAAACAAATAAATATGTTTAGCGGTGAATTATCAGAAGATGATGATAAGTACACTAAAAAAGTAGAAGCACCGATATACGAGCCTAAAAATAAGAAGCCTCATATATTTGAATTATGTGACAAGTATAAAACACATAGATTAATAAGAGAGATAGAAAACTCAAACATTGACTATAATGAAAAAACTTTCTTAATTGATGCAGCTCGTAGGCATAACGTATTTAATTATGAAAAGATAGCTGACTATTATGCACACTCAAGCAAAGAGATGCAGAACTTAATGGAGAAATCAGCTCTTGTTATAATAGACTTTGAGAAAGCTATTCAGCTTGGCTATGTCAAACTGTCTGAAGAAATAAAAAGTCAATACTTACAAGAGTATGGAGAATAAAGACTTCGTAGCTTTCATATTATCACACGGTAGAGCTGATAATGTTATTACATATAAAACCCTTATAAGAAGCGGCTACACAGGTCGAATCGTTATTGTTGTTGACAATGAAGACAAAAGCATTAACAAGTATATTGAAAACTTTGGCTATGACAATGTAGTTGTTTTTGATAAAAAAGAAATGGCTGATTCTATCGATGAAGGTAATAATTTTGATAATAGAAAAGTAATTGTACACGCTAGAAACGTTTGCTTTAAGATAGCTAAAGAATTAAATATAAAATACTTTATACAGTTAGATGATGACTATACAAGTTTTCGTTATAGATACGTAGATGACAAATACACAACTAAAGGCAGTGTAAAGAATCTTAATTTTTATTTTGATCTTCTTTTAAACTTCTATAAAACAATAGATGCTAAAAGTATAGCGTTTGCACAGGGTGGTGACTTCATAGGCGGTGCTGGTTGCGGTCTAATATCAAATTATATCAATAACTCAAGAAAGTGTATGAACTCGTTTATATGTTCAACAGACAGAGAGTTTCAGTTTGTAGGTTCTATAAATGAAGACGTCAATACTTACACGAGTTTAGCTTCAAGAGGCGCTTTATTTCTTACATTGCCTTATATAGGTCTTGAGCAAAAAGCAACACAAAGCCAAAGTTCTGGAATGACTGATATATATCAACTATCAGGAACATACATAAAGTCTTTTATGAGTGTACTAATGCACCCTTCTAGTGTAAGAGTAGGAATGATGGGCTTTACAAAGCCAAGACTTCATCACTCAGTAAAGTGGAAACATACTACACCAATGATTATTAAACAAAAACACAAGAAATGAAAACAAGAAAAGCATTTAAACCAACGTATCACAATAATGAATTTAATTATTTAATAAGCGAACTAACAGACCTGAAGCGTTCTATCATAGATATAGATTGCGTTCTAACTAAATTCAATTATAATACTTTCTTTATAGATCACAAAAAGACTGGTGATTTGACTTCAATAAATACTGTAAGAACTCTAGCTAATTATGTAGATGTAAATTTAACAGACAAAACAAAGATTCAATGCTTTATAGTAAGATCAAATGTTAACACTGAAACTTGTGAGACAATAGATGGCGTGACAATGGTGTATGAAATAAAAAACATAAAAGAAGTTAAAGACAGAAAGAATAAGACTGAATATATAAAGTCAATATATAGAATAACAAGCGACGAACATTTAAAACTATTTTTTCAACAAGAAACGCATAATAAAATTAAAGACCAATTAAAAGTAAAATTATGAGAGCAACTTATTTACATTACGAGAATGGCAAAGGCTACGATGTCATAGACTTCATTCGAGATTACGCATTGAATTTTAACAGAGGTAACTGTATAAAATATTTAGTTAGAGCGGGTAAGAAAGAAGACGAAGTAAAAGATTTAGAAAAAGCTTTAGATTATTTAAAAAGAGAAATTGATTATTTAAGAAATGAACAAGAAAAATGGATAGAGAAAAACAAGTAAAAGAAACTATAAGCGATAAACACTTAAACTATTTAAAGAGTGTTTTGATAAGTCAGCTATTGCTAGAAGCAAACGATGAACTACAAGGCAGTAAAGCATTTAAACAGAATGTAAAGCATCAAGTAAACAAAACTTCTAAGATACTAGAGAGCGAATATCAACAAGGATTTAATGTGATATATAACAACAATCCAGAGATGTGTACTAATGTACTAAACAAAATAGATAGTTTAATACACAAGATTAAAACAGCTTCTATTGACGAACTAGTAATGATAGATGCTTTAGTAGACAACTACTTTGAAAACAAAGAAGAACTGATAGAAACACAAACAGCAGAATTTAATAAAATAGATTAATATGTACATAAATATAGAACTAAAAAATACAGATAAAAAAGACTACTATAAATTCTTAATCAATGGAGTAAATCTAGGAGAATGGGAACGTAGCGAACTAAGAAACTTAATAGAAGTAATAGATAATAAAATATAATGAAAATAGAAACGATAGCAAACACGATAAAAGAAGTTACAGACGTAAATATATTTGAGAAAACCAGAAGACGTGACGTTGTTGAGCTTAGAAGTGTAGCAACTTACTACTTAAGAAAAGTAGCTGGTTTAAAATATAGACAGATAAGCGATCAATACAAAAGAAATGGATTACGAATTCATCACGCTACTTTAATACATAGCTTAAACAACTATGACATATATAAAAAGTATAGTGAATCAGTTCAAAAAGCTCACTTGTGCTTAATAGATGATAACTTAGTAGATGCTAGAAAATACATAATAAGAAATATGTCTAAAATGACAGCTGATAAAATAGAAAAGATAGAGCATATAATGCACAACTAAAATAATAGAGAAATGTTTATATATTAATACAATACATAAACTATGGCATACAAGACAGAAGATTTAATTGAACAAAGCTTAGAAGCAATCAAGAAGCATAATTTAATATTTGTTAATGATATATTTGCATATACACCATTTGTTAGAAAAACTTTCTATGATCACGATTTACACAAAAGTGACACTATAAAAAGCGAATTAGCAAAGAATCGAATCAATATGAAAATAGAGATGAGAGCTAAATGGTACGCAAGCGACAACGCTACATTACAAATTGGTCTTATGAAACTCATAGCAGATGATGATGAAGCACATAGATTAAACGGTACAAAGAGAGAAGTTAAACACGACACAACAGACAAAGAGATAAATATTAAAATACATAGATAATTGAATGTTGATGTAAACGTAGTATTTGAACACTTACTAGATAGTGATTCAAAGATAGTAGTTGAACAAGGTGGTACTAGATCAGGTAAGACTTTTAATATATTACTTTATATTATATTTCACTATTGTCAAACAAACAAAGGCAAAACAATAACTATTTGTAGAAAGACTTTTCCAGCTGTGCGTTCTTCTGTAATGCGTGACTTTATTGATATACTTAAAACACATAAAAAGTATGACGAAGCAAATCACAATAAATCAAATAGCGAATATAACTTAGACGATAATCTAGTTGAATTTATTTCAGTAGATCAACCGCAAAAGATACGTGGTCGTAAACGTGAATTCTTATTCATTAACGAAGCTAACGAACTTGACTATGAAGATTGGCAACAACTTATATTTCGTACAACTGAAAAAGTGGTGCTTGATTATAATCCGTCAGATGAATATCATTGGATCTACGACAAAGTTCTTAATCGTGAAGATGTTGAATTCTACAAAACAACATATTTAGATAACAAGTTTCTAGACACTAGCATAGTAAGAGAGATTGAAAGACTAAAAGAAACAGACGAGCAATATTGGCAGATATACGGACTAGGAGAGAAAGGTGTTTCTAAAGCTACTATATTCAACTATGCAGAAGTTTCAAATATACCACACGATGCGGAGCTTATAAGCTATGGTGCTGATGCAGGATACACAAACGATCCTAGCACGTTAGTGAGTGTTTACAAAAAAGATCATAATCTATATATCAAAGAACACTTGTATAGAACTATGATGACAACAAGAGACTTAAGCGATCACTTCAAACAAGAAGTAGAAAGAAGAAGTCCTATTTATTTCGATGCAGCTGAACCAAGATTAATTGATGAACTTAGAAGAATGGGTCACAATATACAACCAAGTTTAAAAGGTCGTGATAGTATCAACGCAGGTATAGACTTACTAAAGCGTTTTAAGATACATATAACAAGCGATAGTAATAATGCAATACAAGAGTTTAGAAATTATAAATGGCTTGAAGATAGAAGCGGTAAGCTAACAAATAAGCCAGTAGATAAAAACAATCACATAATAGATGCTGTGAGGTACGCTACATATTCAATAATGAGTAGACCAAACTTTGGTAAATACGCTGTGTCTTAATCACTAAAATAAATTAAAAACGTTTATATATAAATATGGAGTATAAATTAAACATACCTACAAGCTTAAACGAAATCACATTATATCAATATCAAGAGTTTGATAAAATAGACTTTGACAACGAAGCAGAAGTGCATTTGCGAATGATAGAGATATTTTGCAGAGTGTCACCTTTAGTAGCTAGAGGTATGAAAGCAACAGATGTCTCTGAAGTTTGTACATCTATTAATAATATGTTTGATACTAAACATCAATTAATAAATACATTTAAAATAAATAATCAAGAATACGGATTCATTCCAAGTCTTGAGGATATGAGCTTCGGTGAGTATGTTGATCTAGATACTTTCATCGGTGATAACGATAATTTACATAGAGCTATGAATGTGTTATATAGACCTATTAAGATGCGAAAAGGTAAGCGTTATGTAATTGAGTCATATAATCCAGATAACTATGAAGTTGCCAAAGAATTTCCATTAGATGCAGTTCTAGGCTCAATAGTTTTTTTTTTGAGTTTAGGAACGGAATTATCAAAAATTATACTGAACTCTTCCAAGAAAACGAACGAGGTGACTTTAGCTCAGTATCTAATTTCACAGCCAAATGGGGTTGGTACAATTCAATCTATGCAATCGCTCAAGGTGATATTACAAGATTTAAACATATCACTAAATTAAATGTTCACGAGTGCTTGACATATTTAGCGTATGAAAAAGAAAAAAACGAAATAGAACAAAGACAAATAAAAAATAAGTTTAAATGAGCAATACAGGAATAAGAGGCTTTTATTTATTAACTGAAGCAATAGAGCAACAACTACTAAGCGATGTAAACGTGAACACTGTTACAACTGGCGACATATACGATATTGACTTATCAAAGCAAAGCATTTTCCCTTTATGTCATATTATAATAAATAACGTAACAGCTGACGAATCAGTATTGACTTTTAATGTTAGTGTCTTAGCAATGGACGTTGTAGACGAAAGCAAAGAAAAGACAACAGATATTTTTAGAGGTAACAATAACGAACAAGACGTGTTGAACACTCAGCTTCAAGTTGTAAATAAACTAATACAAGTTCTTAGAAAAGGCAATCTATATAATGATCAATATCAATTAGATGGTAATGCAAACTGCGAGCCTTTTTATGAAAGATTTGAAAACAAGATGGCTGGTTGGAGTGCAACGTTTAACGTATTTGTAAACAACGATATTACAATATGCTAGTCAATCCAGAAGTTGATAAAGTTTTAAATCAGTTTGCTAAGTTTGTTATAGATGAAAGCAGATTAAATCTAGCTAGAGACAACAAAGCTGGTGGTGACTTGTATAACACAATAGGTGGTCAAGTTAGTAAGACATCTAAAGGCTTTAAGCTTATTCTAGAAATGGAAGATTATGGTAAGTTTCAAGACAAAGGTGTCAAAGGAGATGATCCAAGCAAAGTATCGCCAAACGCAAAGATAACGGGTCAACAAGCACCAAATGCTCCTTATCGTTTTGGAAGTGGCAGTAAAAGCGGAACGTTTAAAGATTTTGTAAAGCGAATGTCAATATTTGCTAAACAAAAGAATATAAGATTTAGAGAAACTAAAACTGTAAACGGAAAGAAAGTATCAACTGGTAGATTTGCAAAAGGTGGCTTTGATTCAGTAGGATACATCATAGCTAGCAACATATACAACAGAGGTATCAAGCCTAGTATGTTTTTTACTAAACCGTTTGAAGCAGCTTTTAAAAGATTACCTCAAGAATTAATAGAAGCTTACTCAGTAGGTATTGAAAAACAAATACAAGTAAATATAACAAAGAAATAAAATGGCAACAAACATAAACTTAAGAAGTCCTTTTTATGTTAAGGTAGAAAAAACAAATCTAACATCTGTTAGACTAGATTTACACGTTTATACTGGAACTTTTGTATCAAATGCAAATGTGCCAGATAGCACAAAGAGATATCAAATAACTAAAGAACCAATAGGTATTAAAGACTTTGTTGTTTTTGAACTTAGCGAATTAATAAGAGACTATTTAGAGATTGAGTTTGATGGACAATATGTAGGACAAAATGTTTGGATTAATGTAATATCTACTGCGGTAGGAGGTTCTGGTACTACTACAATACAGCCAGATACTGCAAACGGATTTTGTGGTTTTGATGGATATGGATATTTTGAAGAAGGTGCTAATCCAATAATAACTAGTCCAGTATTTATAAGCAACAATACTATTTTAAAATTAGATGACTCGTCAATATCAATACCTTTAAATACTTCTAACGTTCAATCAATAGCTTATTTATTAAACAATGAAATTGTAAAAACTAATACAGTATCACCAAACACTAATAGTGGTGAACAAATTAAATACGCCACTAATGGTGTAAATGGTTCTGACTCATTTCAAAGCCGAGTGATTATAGATGGAGGTACATTTGAAGATAGTGTTTGTTTAATCGGTTTTGAAGATGATTTTATTTTAAATGACTTTGATACAATACACATTTCTTATACTGACAATGGTGTGAGTAAAGTTAAAATACTAAACGTTAAAAATATTAGTGAGTGCAAATACGACCCTATAAAAGTTACGTTTGTAAATAAGTTTGGTGCATTGCAAGATATAATGTTCTTTAAAAAGTCAATAGAAAAAACAGACGTTAAAGGAGAGGAGTTTAAGTCTTCTGTATTTGACTTAGATTCGTTAAGCTATAAGACTTATAAACATCAAAGAACTCAGTTTATGGTGCAAGGCAATGACAGCTATACAATGAATACTGGATATATGCCAGAAGACTACAACGAGGTTATCGAGCAACTAATGCTAAGCGAACAAGTGTGGTCTACTTTTGTAACAGAAACAGAAGTGTTAGTAAGACCATTAGTGCCTAAAACTAAATCAGTTACTTATAAAACATCACTAAACGATAAATTAATAGATTATACAATAGAGTTTGATATAGCTAACAACAAAATAAATAACATTAGATAATGCAAAATATTGAGTTATATATTGAAGGTCAAAGATTAGATTTATTTGGAGATGAGTCTGTATCATTAACACAAACAATTAAAAACGCTAAAGACGTTTCTAAAATATTCACTTCATTTACTCAAACGTTTAATGTTCCAGCCTCTAAGAAGAATAATAAAATATTTAAACATTATTATAACTTCGATATAGTAAGCGGTTTTGATGCGAGAACAAAAAAAGCTGGTATAATAGAACTTAATAGCTACCCGTTTAAAGAAGGTAAAATAAAACTTGAGGGTGTTACATTAAAAGAGAATATAGCTTACGCATACAAGCTAACTTTCTTTGGTAATACAGTAGACTTGAAAGACTTAATAGGTGAAGATAAGCTTAATCAATTAGTTTCTTTAAACTCTTTGTCTCTTGACTATAAGTCAAATGAAATAAAATCTAGACTACAAGCAGACCCAACAACTAATAATATTATAACACCATTGATTACTTCTGGAGCCAGTGGTACATCTTCTAGATTATATTACGATTCTGGAGGACACGATACTGAGCCTTCTGGTAATTTATGGTTTCATAGTGGAGGAGGTAATCCACATCAACACGGAGTATTATGGACAGATTTAAAGTTTGCACTTAGAGTTAGTAAAGTAATAGAAGCTATTGAAACACAATACAACTTAACATTCTCTAATGATTTTTTTAATTCTACGAACTTACCTTATTATAGTTTGTTTATGTGGCTTCACAGAAAGAAGGGAAATGTTGAAAGTGGCTCTGGTGCTGAATTTACAAATTTAATTAATGGATGGTCAGTATCTGGAGGCGAAGTATCTGAGATGGTTAACAATTCAACTTTCAAAATAACTAACGACGACAACGTTGGTGTTTTACAGTTAGTGTTAATAAGAACAAATACCACACCTTATGAAATTGTTATTAAAAGAGATGGTCAAACTATTTTAACAAGAAGTAACATAACAAGTCAAAACGAGCAAATAATATTAACACCATTTATAAACGTAGGCTCTGAGTACACAGCAACTTTAAATTATAGTGCAGCTATAACTTTCTCAAGTATTTCTTGGGCTTTTGAATATTATGACCCAGACCAAGAAGCTGACATTTTTCCTATTATAAGTTATACAGCACCAGCAGCTTTTGAGTTTACTATAACGTCACAAGTACCAGACATTAAAGTTTTAGACTTTCTTACTGGTATATTTAAAATGTTTAATCTAGTTGCTTATCTTGATAACTCTGGAACTGTAATTGTAAAAACTTTAGATGATTTTTATGTTGAAGGCACAAACTATGACATAAGTAGTTACATAGATGTAAAAGACAGTCAAGTAAATGTAGCGTTACCTTATAAAGAAATAGTATTTGACTACAAAGATAATAAGACTTTTTTAGCCGCTATACATACGCAATTATTTAGCTACACTTGGGCAAAAGAAGATTATACTGGTGGTGAGAATTTAGATGGTGGTATTTATAAAGTTCAATTACCTTTTGGTCATTTTAAATTTGAAAAAATACTAGATGCTGATGATGGTAGTGAAACGGGTATTCAATGGGGTTATTGTGTAGACGATAACCAAGAGGCTTACATAGGAGCACCGTTTTTATTTTATGCTGTAAATGTAAGTGATGGAAACACAATCTCTTTTAGAAGTAGTTTAACAACACACGATTCTATATCTAGCTACAACGTACCTAGTAACTCTTTAGCATTATCAGCTACAACTTCAAAAGATAATATAAACTTTAAAAATGAGTTAAACGAATATACTGGTAATAGCGATTTTACAGACACTTTGTTTCAGAAGTATTATAAAAATTATATAACAAGCATATTTAATAGTAAAAACAGATTAACGAAAGTTACTGCATTTTTACCTTTAAAGATATTGTTAAACTTTACTCTAGCAGACAGTTTTGATATTAATGGACGTAGATATACAATAAACTCAATCAATACTAATCTTAAGACTGGTAAAAGTGAAATAGAATTACTAAACGATTTAGCAATTTACTCTAATAGTATTGACAATGTTCAATTTTATGGAATGGGAAATCCAGGGTCTTTATATTACAGATCTTCTATTGGAGAGGTTGGTAATTTAAGTGTCGGTGATGTAATGTATAATGATAAACAACTAATAACTTTACAAGCTGCTGCAACTTATACACAGCCTGGAATTACTAATGACGACACAAGATATTGTGATACAGGTTCTGTAATGAATATGGTTATAGGTTCTAATGGAGTAATAACATCTATAAGTTGCGTGTAATTACCATAAAAAAAACATTATGATAAAATTAATACTTGATAGTTTAAAATATGCAGACGGTGAGACTGAGTTGATTCGTATAGCACAAGGTAAATATAAATTACCTAAAACATTAAAAGAAGGTTATAAAGCAATAAAACAAGAGATACTATGGCGATAGAAAAAACAATAGAAATAAATGTAGACAGCAAGCAAGCTGAAAAGAATCTTAAGTCTATCAATGTAACTATTGACGAACAAAGAGAAATACTTGTTCTTTTAGAAGAAGAATATGCTAAAGCTAAACAGGCTCTTGATAAATACAATGCTTCTGGTAAAGTAAATTTAGCACAAGAAAAACAACTTAAACAACAACTAACAGCACGTAAAGATGCGTTGACTGATCAACGTTTAGGTCTTAAGAAGTTAGCAGTTGAGCAAAGAGCTGCAACACAAGTTGTCAATAACTTTAAAGATGCTCAAAAAGACAACACTAACATAATTAGAGGAATTGACAAATTAACTGGCGGTTATGCAACTAAAGTTGTAAAACTTAAAAAAGGTTTTCTTTCTGCTTTTAAAGGAATCAAAAGTTTTACTATTGGCTTAAAAGGTTTACGAGGTGCTTTAATCGCTACTGGTATTGGTGCTTTAGCTGTTGGAATTGGTTTAGTTGTTGCTAATTTTGATAAGATTAAAGAAATGTTTGGTTTTATTTCAGCAGAAAGTAAAGCAGCTAGAGAGGCTTTACAAGCAGAAGCAGAAGCATTAAATCAATCTATTGCAAAGCAAACAACAGAATTAAAAACAGTTGCAAGAGCTTATGAGAGCGGAGCTTTAAAAGGAGAGAATCTTAAAAATGTTGTAGATGGTTTAAATGAAAAGTATAAAGATGCTAATTTAGAATTAGACGAAAACAACGAACTTACAGCAGATTCTTTGGCATTTATAGACGACCAAGTTAAAGCTATAAAAGTACAAGCTAAAAACAAAGCTATACTTACAAACATAGAAGCATTATATAGTGATGAACTGCAAGCTCAAACTTTAATAGGTCAAGAGAATAACAAGTTTATGGTCGAAAGTGCAAAGCTTTCAGAACTGCTTGCTCAAAAATTAGCATCTACAAGTGTAGCTGAAAAAAGATCATTAGATAGACAGATCAGAGTTTCTAAGATGAAACAAGAAAGCATAGCTAAAGACATATCTTCTTTAACAAAACAAAGAGCTTTAATACAAGACACTATTGATGCAGAAACAAAAAGACTAGATTTCACTGAATTTGGTAAGCCTAAGAAAAGAAAAGAAGATTCTAAAAAAGGTAAATCACAAGAAGATATTGAAAAAGAAGAAGCTAAAAAACTTGCGGACTTAAGATCTAAAATTAGAGATGCTGAAGCAAATAAAGAAGCTGAAGCTAGAGCATTACAATTAACAAAAATAAAAGAACATAACGAAAAATTATTAAAAGAAGCAGAAGAAGCTGGCTTAAAAACACAAGAGCTTGAAGATTCATTAGATGAAAAACTAGCAGCTAAACAAGCTGAATTTGATAAAAAAGACGAAGAAAGAAGAAAGAAAAAACAAATAAAAGATGCTGCTGACAAGTTAAAACAACAAGAACAATTAATATCAGAACTTAAATTAGATAAAGATTTTGAAGACCAAACTTTTCAAGAGCAAAGAGAGATATTAAGAGAACGTGAGCAACTGTTGTTGTTAGATAAAATGTTTTTTAAAACACTTTCTAATGATCAAATAAAAGCTTTAGAAGAACAATTTAGTGAAGCTGAAACTGAAAGAGTAAAATTACAAGAAGAATTTAAAGAAGATCAATACAGAAAAGGTTTTGAAGATTTACAAAACATTATAAGTATAGGCGGCAAGAAAATGGAGAAAGTAGGAAAGGCTCTAGCGATTGCTGACGTTGTAAGAACTGCTAGTAAGTCAGTTTCTTCAACTATTTCAGACACTGGTAGAGCAAATGCAGCGGCAACAGCTGCTTCACCATTAACTGCTGGTATGCCTTTCGTTGCTATTAATACAGCTAAAGCTGCTTTATCAATAGGCTCAACTGTTGCAAGTGCAACTAAAACTATTAGTTCTATTAAAGGTGATTCTAAATCTGTTAGTGGCTCTGCACCAGCTGGCGGTGGTGGTGGCGGTGGTGGTTCTGTTCCAACTCCTCCGTCTTTTAATATAGTTGGCTCTAGCGAATCTAGTCAGTTAGCTGATGCAATAGGAGGACAATCACAACAACCAATTCAAACGTATGTAGTTGCTAATGACGTAACAACAGCACAGAGTTTACAAAACAATATTGTTGAAGGAGCTACAATAGGATAAAATACAAAATAAATAAAAAACAATTATATATTATTATGAGAATAGTTGAACTAATATTAGACGAAGAAAGCGAATTAGGGATAGAAGCTATTAGCGTAGTAGAATCTCCAGCGATTGAAGAAGAATTTGTAGCTTTGAAAAGTCAAGAGTTTAAACTAGCTGAAGTTGATAAAGAAAGAAGAATACTTATGGGTGCTTTATTAGTGCCTAACAAGCCGATATACAGACGAAACGGTGAAGACGAGTATTATATATATTTCTCAAAAGATACTGTGTTAAAAGCTAGCCAGATGTATTTAATGAATAGCAAACAAAACAACGCTACACTAGAACATCAGTATGAAATAAACGGACTTAGCTTAGTCGAATCTTGGATAGTAGAAGATAAAGTTCACGACAAGTCAGTAAAGTATGGTATGGATTTGCCACTAGGTACTTGGGTTGGTTCTGTAAAAGTAAACAACGATAAGATCTGGAACGAATTTGTTCGCACAAACAAAGTCAAGGGCTTCAGTATAGAAGGATATTTTGCAGATCGTATGGAAAGACCTAAAGAGTCTATTGAAGAAGAACTAGCAGCTATTGATGAATTAGAAGCTGAATATTTATTAACTCAAGTAACTGCTATATTAAAGAATGAAGAAGTAGATCTAGAATCATACTCTGATTATCCTGATTCAGTAAAGAATAACGCAAAGAGAGGTATTGAGCTTAATGAAAAAGTAAATAATAAATGTGCTACACAAATAGGAAAAGTAAGGGCTCAACAATTAGCACAAGGTAAAGCAATCACAAAAGAAACAATTAAAAGAATGTTTTCTTATTTGTCAAGAGCTGAAGAATATTACAACGAAAAAGATACAGAAGCTTGCGGAACTATTTCATATTTATTATGGGGCGGTAAGTCTGCAAAAACTTGGGCTGAATCTAAGTTAAAGCAATTAGAAATGGATTCAAATATAATTGATAATGAAACTGCTATAATTGACGATAGACTAGCGTATTCAACTAAAGAAGCGGCTAAAAAAGCTGCTAAAGATATTGGTTGCGACAAATATCACGAACACGAATTTGAAGGAAAAACTTGGTTTATGCCTTGTGAATCGCATAATTTAAAATCACCTTGTTGGGACGGTTACGAACAAAAGGGAACTAAAGTATTAGACGGTAAAACAGTTCCTAATTGTGTAAAAATTAAATAATGAATAAACTACTTAAATACTTCACTCCAAGTAGAACAAGTCCAAAAACAAGTCGCAAGGGTTGTCTTTGTAAAGATAGAGATGCTTACTCAATAAAGTGTTGTAAAGGAGACATAATGAATCAAGGTATCGGAAAAACTAGTTCTTGAAAATGCAAATTAAATTAAACTAAATTATATATTAATATGAAGCCAAACAATGTGATTGAAAAAATCAAAGACGTTCTTAACCTTAACGAAGAAGTTAAGTTAGAGCAAATTAAACTAGACAACGGTACTATTATCGAAGCTGATTCTTTTGAGAGCGGTAAAGAAGTATTTATCGTTACTGAAGATGAAATGGTAGCAATGCCAGTTGGTGAGTATATCTTAGAAGATTCAAGACTATTAGTAATTGAAGAACAAGGTATGATTGCTGATCTTCGTGAAGTATCTGATGAAGTACCTACTGAAGAAACAGAGTCAGAAGAAGTTGAAGAAGAATTAGCTGAAGAAGCTGATGTAGCTGATTGGAAAGGAATGGAGAAAAGAATCAAGAACTTAGAAGATGCTATTGCAGATATTAAGTCTGAAGAAGATTTGAAAGAAGAACTTTCTGCTATTGAAATGGGAAACAACTTAACTGTTGAATTATCTCAAGAAATTCCAGAAGAAGTACAAGCTGAATTAAATGAGCCAAGTGCTGAGCCTATTGTTTCAAATCCAGAGTCTTTTAAAACACTTTCTAAATTTAAGATTGGTGCAAACAGAAAGCCTAACACAATGGATAGAGTAATATCAAATTTTAATAAATAACAACTAAAAATAAATAAAAATGAGTTTAGTAATCACTAACAGTACCTATGCAGGTGAATTTGCAGGAAAATACATAGCAGCCGCTTTACTTTCTGGAGATACTCTAGCAAACAATGAAATTACAATCTTACCAAACGTAAGATACAAATCTGTATTACAAAAAGCAGCAACTGACAATATCGTTAGAGATGCAACTTGTGAATTTAAAACAGACCAAGGAACTTTAACTTTAACAGAAAAAGTTCTTTTAGCTGAAGAATTTCAAGTAAACCTTGAAATCTGTAAGAAAGAGCTACACCAATCGTGGCAAGCTTTAGAAATGGGATTCTCTGCATTCGCTGATGCTCCTGCTTCTTTCTCTGATTTTGTTTTAGCTCACGTATCTGCTAAAGTAGCTGATAGAATGGAAAAAAACATCTGGTCTGGAGTTAACGCTACATCTGGACAATTCGACGGCTTAGCTGTATTACT